TCAGCGGTACCACCACGCCGTAACTCGGCCCACACAGCCTGGCGCCCTTATGGCGCCGGGATGCTTTTGAGGTGACTCATGAAAGTGATCTACACGGACAAGCCGGGCAAAGAGCGCGGCGTGTGCTACCGCCTGCTGAGCGAGTTTTTCGGCGTCATTGGCTCCGCCACTGAGGTGGTCGTCGATGGTGATGCACCGGATATCTTCGATGCCTACCAAGCAGCCGGCATCAAGGTTTCCGATGGCAAAGAGCAGGAAACCCCGGAGACCGACCCTCTGAAAATGAAGGTCCCGGAGCTGAAAGAGTGGCTGACCGGCAAGGGCATCGCCTTCGACGCGACCGCCAAGAAAGAAGACCTGCAGGCCCTGGTGCCAGCGGAATAAGGACAAGCAAATGACCGACTTCATCACTGTTGCCGATGTTGACGCCTCGCTGGGTCCTGGCTGGGCCGGCACCGGTGATCCGGTCCTTGCTGTGACCATGGCCAATGCCTGGCTCACAGCCAAGATTAAGCGGGCTGTTCCCGATCCGGTCCCGGCCGAGATCAAAACAGCCGGCGCCCAGGTTGCCAAAGAGGCAGCAGCGGGCAAGCTGTACACGGCCACGCAGAAGGAAGTGCAGAGCAAAACGGTATCAGCTCAATCTGGCACGTCCGTGAGCAAGACCTACGTGGCAGGCTCTACCGATCAGTCGGCGGGTGTGAACTTCGCGCTGGCGCTGCTGGAGCCCTGGTTCAGGCGCTCCGGCGTGATGATGCTGAAAAGGATCTGATGATGGGCATGCGTGAAGAGATCCAGGCCGAACTAGCCGAAGCGTTCGATGATCCTGATGGGCTCGCCGATGCCGTGAAGCCTGTAGTAGGGGTCCGGAACGTGCAGGGTGAGTACGACCCTGATACCGGAGCCACCCCTGAAGTCATCACAAGCTATGCAGGGCGTGGCATTTTCGGCAGCTACCTTGGCAAAGAAATCGACGGTACGTTGATCCAAACGACCGACGAGAAGCTCACCATCCTGCAGAACGAACTGTTCATCACGCTGCTGGACGTTCCGACCGCTACCGTAGCGGCGCCAGAGATCGGCGATGTCATCGGTGGCAAGCGGGCCCTAAGCGTCAGCCAAGATCCTGCTGGAGCAACCTGGACCGTTCAGTTGAGGCTTTGATATGGCAAATCGCGGAACGGGCCAGTCCGGCAGCTTCGCCCTGAGTCTCGCCGAGTTTGCTCAACAAGCTACGGAAGCCATCGACGCAAGCCTTCGCGAGATCATCATCGAGATCGGCAGCAGCGTTATCCGCATGTCGCCGGTGGGCAATCCCGAAATCTGGGCGGCAAACGTAGCTTATCGTCAGGCCAATACGCGGGCAGCGGATGACTACGATTTCAAGGTTGCTGTCCGAAACACCGTCATTAACCTGACCGACAGCAACTTCACCAAGGCTGGCAACCTCAAGCGCGGCGTGAAGTATGCCAAGCCGCTGACAAAGACCGAGCGGGACCAAAACTTCAACGTGAACGGGCTGGTTGCTGGCAAGGATTATGTGGGCGGGCGGTTCCGCGGTAACTGGAATTTCTCGATCGGCTCCCCGGACAACAGCTTTCGAATTAAACCGGACCCAACGGGCGAGGCCGCCACCGCAAGGCTGGTCAGCGGTGCACTTGAATTCAAGGCGGGGCAGACTGCGTTCATCGTGAACAACCTGCCGTATGCCATCCCGCTTGAGTTCGGGCATTCGACACAGGCCCCGGGCGGCATGGTCCGCATCACTGTGGCCCGCTTCCAGCAGATTGTGCTGGAGGCCATCAGGAACAATCAGGTATGAGCCACAAGACCATACGCGCATTACTGGAATCGCGCCTGAAGGCCTGGGCTTCTGCCCGAACGCCAGCGATGCGCATCGCCTACCAGAACGTGCCATTCACCCCGAACAGCGGCGAAACGTACCTCAGGGCGTTCCTTCTGCCAGCCGGAACCGACAGCAATGACTTGGCCGGCGCGCATCGGCTCTACACCGGACTGTTTCAAATCACCATTGTGACGCCGACCGGCAATGGCCCTGCCGGCGCCGAGACGATTGCCGATGAGCTTGCCGCGCTGTATCCCCTGAATGATCGCCTGACCCGAAACGGTTTTACTGCTTCGGTAATGACCCCGGTCGAGCCAGGGCCAGAGCAGACTGAGGGCACAGCCTTCACCCTGCCGGTGTCCTTCCAGTACCGAGCCGACACCAACTAATTCGCCCGTTGGGCAACCCCAGAACCCGCCGTTGAGCGGGTTTTGTCATTTCTGCACAGAGGAAACACACATGGGCTTTCGACTCCCCAACGGCGCCACCCTTGAAATCGCCGCAATTTATGGCGCCGCCATTCCGGTAACGGCGCTGAGCAACGCCAATCCTGCGGTAGCGACCGCCGCAGCCCACGGGCTTACCGATGGCGACATCATCTCCGTGACTTCGGGCTGGACGCGCTTGAATAACCGTGCCGCCCGAGTTGCGGACAGTGATACCGGCACCTTCGCGCTGGAAAACATCAACACCACCAACTTGCAGCCGTACCCGGCTGGCTCGGGTGTTGGCTCTGTGCGGGAAGTAATCGGGTTTGTGGAAATCCCACAGATCACAGACGTCAACACCAGCGGCGGCGATCAGCAGTTTCTGACTTTCGGGTTTCTCGCGGACGATGATGATCGCCAGATCCCGACCACCAAGAACCCGATCAGCATGGCTTTCACTGTGGCCGACGACCCAGAACTGCCATTCGTGGCCGTGGTCGAGGCAGCCGACGAAGACAAGGCAATTCGAGTTCTCCGGCTGAACCTTCCAGGCGGTAGCAGCATCATTTACAACGGTTACGTAACCATTACTGCTACTCCGACCCTGGGCCGCAACAACCTGATGACCCGGGTCATCACTCTCTCCCTGGCCGGCCGCCCAACCCGCTATTCGACGGTGGTGTAACTCATGGCGAAGATCAAGATCTCCCAGAACCCGACCTTCAAGGCGAAGGTCGCCATTCCTCGCGTGGGCGGCAAGCCCGAAGATGTGGAGTTCGAATTCAAATACCTGGACCGCCTGGCCCTGGCCGCGCACTTCGACAAATGGAACGCCGCCCGAGAGGAGCACCAGAGGCACGTCCAAGAGGATGGTCTGTCCTGGCAGGAAGCCACGGTCGCCGAGATTGCCATCCAGGTGGGCCAGCTCAAGGACATCGTTGCGGGCTGGGCCTTCGACGACAAGCTGTCGGATGAATCGCTGGCCGCCCTGGTTACCACGTGCGTTGGCGCGCCACAGGCCGTGCTTGAGGCATACCAGAGCGCGTACCAACCGGCCCGCCTGGGAAACTGACCGGCGCCGCCCGTGTTCTGTACGAGCCGGGGCCGTCCGAAGCGGATCTGGCGGCTTTCGGCATGACCCTGGCGGACATCCCCCCCGTTGAGTACGACGTCTGGCCGGACAATTGGTCCGCGTTCCTACTCTTCGAGGCCATGTCCACCCAGTGGCGCACCGGCATGGGCGGGGCCTCAGGCCTGGATTACACCGCGCTCCCACCGGTCGCCAGCATGCTGGGCATGAAGCGGCGCGAACTCACCCAAGCCTTCCACGACATCCGCGTCATGGAAGCAGAAGCCATGCTCGTGATGAGCGAATCGAAATAACGGAGCCTGCATGACTTCTATTGCTGAACTCGGCATCAAGGTCGATTCGACCGATGCTGCGCAGGCGAGCTCCGACCTCGACAAGCTGACCGCGGCGGGCGGGCGGGCCGAGAAAGCTGCCGAGGGAGTTTCCCGGAGCGCCGACAAGGCTTCGGTATCGATCAAGAAGCAGAAGGACGAGCTTTCGGATCTGCTCGGCGAGATCGACCCGACCGTAAAGGCCCTGGGCCGGCTGGATGAGCTCGAAAGCAAGCTGGCAAAGCAGAAGAAGCTAGGCGCGCTGGATGCTTCGACCTTCAGCGAATACCAGGCGAAGATCGACCAGTCCCGGACTAACCTTGGTCGTTTCGATGACTCCCTGACCCGCACAGGCAACACCGCCAAGCAGACCTCTGCTGCGCTGCGTGGGGTGCCCGCGCAGTTCACTGACATCGCCGTATCGCTGCAGGGCGGCCAGAGCCCGCTGACTGTTCTTCTCCAGCAGGGCGGTCAGCTCAAGGATATGTTCGGCGGCATCGGACCGGCAGCAAAGGCCCTGGGCGGTTATGTCCTCGGTCTGGTAAATCCGTTCACCGTGGCTGCGGCAGCGGCAGCGGCTCTGGGGCTGGCCTATTACAAGGGCAGCCAGGAGGCGGACGAATTCAACAAGTCGCTGATCCTGACCGGCAATTACGCAGGGATAACGGCTGGCGGCCTTGCCTCTCTGGCTAAACAAGTCAGCTCGACTGTGGGCACGACAGGCGCAGCGGCGGCGGTTCTAGCTCAACTGGCGGGCAGTGGCAACATCGCAGCGTACAGCTTCGAGGAGATCACCAAGGCTGCGCTGACGATGGAACAGGCCACTGGCAAAGCCGTAGAGGAGACGGTTGCCCAGTTCGCCTCGATCGCCAAGGAGCCTGTGGCCGCCTCGATAAAGCTCAACGAGCAGTATCACTACCTGACGGCCTCGGTCTACGAGCAGATCGTTGCCCTGGAGAAGCAGGGTGAGCAGGCGGCCGCTGTCAGGCTGGCCACCGATGCGTTCGCTGATGCTATCCAGTCGCGCGGGGATCAAATCACCCAGCGCCTGGGACTGATCGAAGGCGCCTGGAACAAGGTCGCCAAGGCCGCCAAGTGGGCTTGGGATTCTGCCTTGGATGTTGGTCGGGAGGCTACCTACGAGGAAAAGCTGGCCGATCTGGAGCTACAGGCTCAGAACGCAGCGCGCCTCGGTTCCGGGCCGCGAGGTGGTGGTGGTCGCGGTGTGGCTCAGATCGAGGCTGATCGCACATCGATGATGCTTGAAGAGCAGGAGCGCCGCAACCGTGCTCAAGCCAAGCAACAAGACCAGCAGCGCCAGGAAGCGGCTGTCAGCGGCATGCAGCTTATCGCTCGCGAGGCAGATTCAGCGCAGACCCAGGTACAAAAGCTTGAGAAAAAGCTTGCTGACCTGGACAAAGCCCGCCAGAAGAACATCGCCAACAACACGTACTCACCTGATCTACAGAAGCAGTACGAGACCGCAGTAGCTGGCGTCAACAAGCAGATCGCTGACGCCCAGAAGAAAGCCGCTGGCCCGGCTGGCGCGCTGAATCTGACCGAGTTCAATGACTCGAAGAACCAGCTCTCGGCGATCCTCAGCGAGTACAAAAACGCCCAGAAAGAGCTGGAGGCGGCGCAGAAGGCTGGGCTGGTCACCCAGGAAGACTACCTGCTCAAGCGTCAGGCACTGATCGGCAACGAGCGCGACGAGGTCACGGCCGCCTATGAGGCCGAGATCGCAGCGCTTGAGGCATCCAAGGGCAAGGCCAGCACATCGGCGGCCCAGCGGATCCAGCTGGACCAGAAGATCGCCGACGCCCGGGCCAGCATGGTCAAGGCGCAGAAGGAGGCCGACAGCGAACTCGAAGTAATCGCCACCAACGAGCAGGGACGGCTCGCCAAGCAGGCTCAGGCCATCAAGTCCTACACCGATGCCCTGGACCAGCAGAACGTCGCCCTGCGGCGTGCTGGGAGTCGCGCGGCTGATGGCGTCGGCAGAGGTGACCGCGAAAACGCCATCAACGGCGAACTGAACGGTATTGCCGACCGAGCCAACCAGCAACGCCTGGATTTGGCCCGGGACAAGGCCGACGCCTCGCGCAACATGAGCGCCGAGGAATACCAGGCCAAGCTGGACGCCATCAACAGAAGCGAGAAGGACCTGAGCGAAACAGTGCTCAGCAACTACGAGCAGATGTCTGAGGCGCAAAGCGACTGGCGCAATGGTGCCACCTCGGCCTTCAGCAACTACCTGGAAAGCGCGCGCAACATCGCCGGCCAGACGCGAGACCTGTTTTCCAACGCGTTCAGCTCCATGGAGGACTCGGTCGTTAACTTTGCCATCACCGGGAAGGGCTCGTTCGGGGATTTCACGAAATCCGTGCTGGCCGATATGGCGAGAATCGCGACAAGGACTGCGGCGTCTGAAGGGCTGAGCGCTCTTTTCGGGCTGGCCGCATCTGCTGCCGGCTCCTACTTTGGGGGCGCGTCATCGGCTGGTTCCACCCAGGCCGGGTACTCGGGCGATCTTTCAGGTTTCACCCCGGGCAGTATTCAGGCCAAGGGCGGGGCCTGGTCGGGCGGCGTGCAGATGTTCGCCAATGGAGGCGCCTTCACAAACTCCATCGTCAGCAAGCCTACGGCGTTCGGCATGGCTGACGGTGGGATTGGTGTGATGGGCGAGGCGGGGGAGGAGGCGATCATGCCGCTGACCCGCACCGCCGGTGGCCAGTTGGGCGTGCGAGCGCTTACGGGCGGTGGCGGCACAGCGATCAGCATCAACGCTCCCGTTACCGTCGTCACCCAGGACCGAAGCTCGGAAGGAATGCAGATAGACCAGCAGGCCCTGTCGAAGAGCCTTCAGTCGCAGATGCAAGCGGTGGCA